TTTTGGAAACGCTTTTGAATATCTTCCCATAGCCAAAGATGGTAGTTTAGAGTATTCAATATTTGACCACTCATTTGCACACATCTTTTGTTCTACGGTGTTGGAAAGTTCAACCAACATTTTACGTAAAGATTTTGGTGTTAGACCCATAGCCTTTCTGATGGAGTTAAAAATAACCCCTTTTCTTGGCATCCACTTTGCACATAGTCCATTACGGGATTCTAATCCCTGGATTATTGTCGCCATCGCATCGTTATTCACTTTTGTGTTGAATAGGACGGTTAAATCGTCCCAACGACCGAATTCTGGGATGAACTTAATGTTCTTTGCCAATACTTCTGAATCCGTTTCTGCTAAGAATTGGATTATATCACGGAATATTTGTCTTTCACCAGCACCTCCACGAACATCTCTTGACCAAAATAGAATACGCATCGCAGTCAATGGGTTTTCATTAAATGCCTTTGAGAAATTACTCAACAATCTTTGTTTGTCTTGTCCTCTCATTGCTCCAATGGTGAAGAATAAATTCACACACTCGTTAAGAGTTGATGAATTTGTGACCATACCATTTTCTGTAAATGTATCCTCTGTTTGTAATGCGTCTAAGAAGTTCATAATCTTTTTATTTAATTTGTTTTGAAAGTATAGAATATTAGATTGGGGTTGTCAAGGGTTATTTTAAATCTTGTATTTGAATTAATATTTCAGTCACATCTTTTGGTGATAAGTAACCCATAACATCACTTGTAATTGGTGTGTCATAAGTAAGTTCTCCATCTTTGTCAAGTACGGCTAATTCATATAGTCCTTTTTTTCCCCCATAAGAATATTCATGACGTACAACTGAAGCACCATAACCATTATCAAAGGTAATAGCACCTTGAATACCATTACCTAAAGGGTGGTGTTTGAATTCAATATCATCAAATGTTTTAAATTTTAAATCAAGAATATCTATGATTTTTTGAATTGGTAAACCCAATGTTGAGCTTGCTTCAATCAATCCCAACTTATTAACAACACTTTTAAGTTTATCTTTCATTTTATTTATTTTGATTAAGTTTTCTTTGACATTTATTACAAAATTTACCAGTTTCATATGCGTCGTTATTCAAAGCCATGATACAGGATAAATCATCACAGTGTTTCAAACCTAAAGTATGTCCAATTTCGTGAATAACAGTTTCTTTCAACCATTCCTTTTCACCTTGAACCAAAATAGTTTTTCCGTTAGTAAAACCTTTAAGTTCATCATTGAAGTACCACAGTTTTTTGTCAACAATGAAAATTGTTTTTCTATATTCTTTTAATTCTTCAATGGTTTGTTTTGCGTTCAGAATATCATCAGTACCATCGATTTTCATATTATCATTGATTTCAAAACCTGGTTTGATTTTACAGTTATAACCATAGAAATCTTCGATATATTTTAATGCGTCCGTTAAATCACTATAATCGACATCACCCAAGGGTCTGATATAAAAGTCAATATGATTGTCTTTGGATTGATTGTTTTTTGATGTTGAATTTTTTGGGTTCATATCAAATTGAATCGATGGAAGATTGTCAAAATATTTTTCATATAAAAAGATGACAATTACTGCGATGATGAAAAGTTCGATTAATGATCTCATGTCGATTGTTTTTAACTTGTGAAGTAATAAGACAAAAATAAAACTAATTCTACAATTCCAAAAACTTTAACCCTTATATTTTTTCCCTTTACTAAATAAATCTCTTGACGTTTTAGTTAATGAATCTTTTTTAAGCTGGGTTATTTCATTTCGGTTTTGAGGGATGTTCTCTCTTAACGGTTTGAGACTACTATTTGTTTTGTAAAAATTTTCTTTTTTACTTAAAGCGTTATTAATGTTCTCATAATTTATCTCAACCTTTTTTCTTTCCGTTAAGTTCATTAATTTCTTTAATTTTTCTAAATTAGTTTCTTGTGGAATAAATTGATTTAAAAATTTTTCATCGTTTTGGTTGTCATCAATAGTATTAAAATCATAATTAATCACCTCACTTTCTGATATATCATTCCTAATCCCATACCCTTCAACGTTTTGAATTTTACAATTAATTGTATCGTACCAAATAACATGATGTTTGTTACATAACTCACTTATAAAATCATAATCTCCACCTCGATTTGGAACCCAATCAATTAAATTTTTTGAGTGAACTATAATACAAAGAGTACTAATGTCATTTAGTTTCGGGGTTTTACCGAAATTTTGTATTGACGGTACTATTTTCTTATATAATTGTGCTTTATATATGTTAATAACATCTTTCATAACCCAATCAAACATAGGTGTCTGTATCATAGCGTCATCATCGTCTAAGTACATAACCCACCCACTAAGAAATGGCTTCACAATATTAAAATAATAATTATAAACAAATTTCAAATCCCTATTTAATTTTATTTTGTTTGTAATTCTAGATACAGTATTTTTATTAATAAGATAATATGTCCAATTTAATTTTCCCATACTTTCTCTAACATATTCCAAATCAGATTCATCATCAATAGTAACATGAATTTTAGCTGTCGGATAAAATTTACGGATACTATTGATACAATTTTTAAAATAGTTTTTTCTACCTGAAGTTCTAACTATAATATTAAAAATTTCCTCATTATAATTTAAATTATTATAATGTACTCTATCTGTTAACAAAATGTCATCACCCATAGTATTTCGAACATGTCTTACTGTATCACCATCAATTATCTTGTTACCATTATCATTAATAATTCCAGCATTTTTGAATACCCCTCTATTTTTTGACTTATCAAATAATATATTATCACCAGCCCATATTTTAATTTGTTCAGGTATATAAGTATACTTTTTAATATACATAAACACACCATAACAGTTTCTAGGAAATTTGTTTACAGAATCTATTTTAAAATTATCATTAATTTCTCCTAATTGAGTACCAATAATATCAAATTCTGTTAGTAATATTGATTTTAATATTTTTGTCAAATCACGAATTAAAATATCATCATTAGCTAATATTATTTGATATCCTGATAACGAAACACCAATATTCCATGAAGGATTTACATATAAATTTTTACCTTCAGTATAATATATTATTTTTGAGTACTTTTCTAAGTTTGGTTTTTCTGATGGGTTATTATCAATAATGATAATTTCTTTAACTAGCTCATTTTTTTGATACACATCTAACATTTGATGTATTTTATCACTCTTCCACATTGTTGGGATGATGATACTGAAATATTTTTTTTTAATATTCATTTGATTAGTATTTATTGATAAATATATTTTAAAATTTTTTTATGGAAAATATAGAAATAATATCAGTTCACTATAAAACACCGGAATACATTTATGAACAATACGAATCAGTTAGAAACTTTTATCCGAATATAAATTATAGAGTAATTGATGGGAGTGACAATGGTGAAAGATATTTTGAAGATTTAGAAAAAAAAGATGTGAATTTTGTTACAGAGAGATTTGGATACAATATACATCATGGACCTGGAATGGATTATGGAATTAAAACATCAAACAAAGATTATTTATTAATAATTGATAGTGATGTAACATTAATAAAACCAATAATTGAGGATATGATAAAAGAATTTAAAGGTTATTCGGTGGGGAAACTTCTGACTTTAAATTCAAGTGGGTATGAAAAAACTCAAAAAAATTATAAGGGTGACAATAATTTTATATATTCATATATACACCCTTATTGCATGTTAATCAATAGAAATTCTTACTTAGAATTTAAACCCTTTATCAAACATGGGGCACCTTGTATTGAATCAATGATTGACATATATAATAAAAATAAAATAAACTTACTCTCTAATTTTAATATTGAAAATTATGTGAATTTAAGAATCAGAGGGACTTGTTCTAAATGGGGATATAATCTATGAAATTAGGAGTATTAATACCGACAAGAGGTGATAGAGATAAATTTCTTAGTCACGCAAAAAAATTACTATCAAATCAATCAATTCAGCCTGATGAAATACTCATCGTAGATTTTAATCCTACTGATGATAAGGTTGATATCACAAAAAGATACAGATTAGGATGTGAATCGTTATTTATCAACAAAAAATGTGATTTAGTAGTTTTTTGGGAAGATGATGATTGGTACGCCCCCAATTATCTTGAAAAAGTTTTCAATACTTGGAAAATAAATAAACCTGATGTAATTGGATTTGGTAAAACAATATATTATCATTTGTTCACAAAAAAATATTTAATTGTTAATCATCCTGATAGGGCATCCGCTTGTTGTACCGCGGTTACAAAAGAAATATTAAATATTAAATTTCCTGATGATTCATATCCTTATTTAGATATTGAGATATGGAAACAGATTAATAAAAAGGAAGTCATAAATGAGCTAAAATTTTATCATTTAGGTTTAAAACACGGTATAGGTAAAACAGGTGGAGGAGGTCATCCTATAAATTGGCCGAAATATAAAGAAAATGATTTTGATGATAATTTTATTAAATCAATAATAGACAATGAATCATTTTTATTCTACCAATCTTTGAAATCCGATATTAAACCATAATATTAATGTATTGTCAAAATTGACAATGAGTATTTTTTCTTCTATTTATTTAGAACAAAAAATAAAAATTATGGAAAAAGTATTAGTATTAAATGCTGATTTCACCCCAATAAATGTAACCTCAGTATATAAAGGATTTACCTTGGTTAACAAAGGAAAGGCTGAAATCTTGAAGGCAAGTAACAAGCCATTATGTACAGGAGTCAAAGAATTTGTACGTCCCTTAATTATCCGTTTATTAAACTTTGTTAAGTTCAGAGTTAATAAATTGAAGATTAACAGACACAGATTATACAGAAGAGATGGTCATGAATGTACATATTGTGGTAGTAAGAAAAATCTAACCATTGATCACATCATCCCAAAATCAAAGGGAGGACAAAATACCTGGATGAATTTAATAACTTGTTGTTCTCCATGTAATAGATTAAAAGATGATAGAACACCAGAACAAGCAAATATGAAAATGAATATTCTTCCCTATGAACCAAATATATTCTCAGAAATAATTAATTCTTCAGTTGGTGATTTATGGGAAGATTTCAAAACGACATTCTACTAAACACAAAAGGACGTAAAAACGTCCTTTTGGTAGATGTTGGATACCTCCCTTTCTTTTAGTCGAGTTTATCCCATGCAAGTCCTACCTCGCAGGTATCTTTAAATAGAGTTTTTACGCATCTTTACGATAGATAAACTTTCTCTAATTATATTTGTCAATCTATCAGTAGATTCCCTTAAGAAAAAAGGAGAACTAGCTCTAAGTGATTTTAAAAATTCCATTTTATTTCTTCTTCCTAATGATTTAAATCCTTTCTCATTATACCATTCCGCCATACACTTATTTACTTGGTTTTTCATCATAACTAAATCTCTTTTTTCAACAGGTATATTTCCCTCTACATTTGAATATTGTTGAATTAATTCATAGTAAGAATCAATTGCTGTAATACAATCTGATTTTGATGTGCTTATTTTAGTCCATGGTTTACAAACAAAAGTACCTTGTTCAAAAGTAGATCCATAAATTTTATACAAATCTACTTTAGCCACAGTACCATCTTCAAAGTCACCTTGAGCACATTGTGTATAATCTTTCGATTTAAAGTATTCGTATACTTCCTTTTTTTTATTAGTGATGTCAAAAACGGAAGCAGTACCTTTTCTAGGTTTATATGCGTATATATTGATAAGTTGATTATTAATTGTCTCAATCCATGATGCTACACCTTTGATTTTATCCCAATATAACCCACCTTCTTTAATATCTTTATCGGTATTTAAATTAACTAATTCCCAGTCTCCGATTTCTGAATCATTAACATCACTTACCCCTCGGTATCCTAAACCATTTTCAGAAACTGGTTTAGTAACGAAATCATAAAGTGATTTTGCATATCCTGTTAAATTTGTTGGGTTTTTTAATTTTTCCAATTTTTCACATCTATAAGCAACTGCTTTTACGAAGGTATAGTTTTCTGGCGTACCAGTATATAAATAAGTCATTTTACGTCCTGGTATTTTTTTTGAGTCCACACTAGTATGGAATGCGAACATTTTTTTTCCATCTTCTTCCGCTACTTCCTGAATAGCATTTAATTCAGGGAAATCAGGAACAGGAACATTAGGTACGAAACCTCGTCTATAACAATCTGCGACACAGGCTTGATTTAAAAATGGGTCTATAACTTGACTACATAGTTTTGTTTGCTGTTTTTTATATAAATCTTCGGATTGTTCTTTAATTATATTTTTCATTTTAATTTTATTTTAAATTATGTTAATCAAATAGCTATTGATGAACTCATTCCACATTTACTTTGAATTCTTTTATAAATATCAAAGGTTAGTTCAAAACCATATCCTTCTTTTTCTAATGCGTCTAAAACTTTTGGTGTAAACTTACCATCCTTTGGTAAACCTAAACAAATTTGTACCGTTCCAATTACACCATCATTAATACATCCAATTGACATAGGGAAGTCATCACACTTTTCATACTTTCCATCCCAACTTGAAATTATTTTTTGTTTTTCCGTTTGTACCGATGTTTCTTTTTCTCTGATGTCTGTTTCATCTTCAAAATCACTGATGTTACTACATGGTAGAGAATGTTCTTCCCCGCCACTTAATGTTACAAGAATATCTAAATCATCCTCATCACTCCATTTTCCTTTATATTTTCGATTATCAGTTTCAAATGTATTATCAATATAAAATCTACCACCACCATTTTCATCAATAAATTCATTACCTGTTTCAGTAATTATAATATACTCAAGTTTTTCCTCATACATTTTTTTAAAATCATCAGGACTTTGACCTCTATATAAACATTTCGGATACTTCTTAATTTTTTGATTTAAATTGTTCCATAAGTAATATGCAACACCAATACTACCCGCCAACCAAAAAATCTTCCAAAAATTACTAATAATAAAACCACCAACCCTAAACGGAGCTTGAAGTATTTCCCAAGCAATTTCAGCATAACTTTTTCTTGCGGATGTACTCCCAAGACTCTGTGCCGACATCCTTTGAGTGTTTGTTAGTTTTGGTGCTTTTGGTTTTACAGTTGATTTAATATCATCCAAAAATTTACCGCCAGTTCTCTTATATCTATCAATCAAGAATTTAGCATCGTCACCACTATAACCTTTAGAAATCAAATCATCTACTATCTTTTTTTCTTTTGTTGAAGTGAAAAAATCTTGGAATGCTTTACTCTTAACCATATCGTCAGCTAGTTCTTTTCTTGTCTCGGCATTTTGAGTATTTTTAAATACTGTCTTTCTAAACGACCCAAGTTCTGAACTAGTAAATGATTTAGCCTCAAGTTTTGCGGTTACTTCAGCGGCATCAACACCAAATTTTTTCATCTCAGTTGGTATCAATCTGAATAATTCCTCAACCTCTTTAAGAGCGGTTTTAGATAAAGTTCCCGCTTCACGTCCACCCCATTTAAACAAATTACCTAATATACTTTGTTCATTTAGAACATTGTTATAATTTTCATCTAAAGTTTTTTTATTATCATATTTTGATAATAATTGAAATCTTTCTATTTCTTCTTTTAATATCTTGTCCATTTTATTTTTTAAATTTAAACTGTGTATTCTGCTTCTCCCGACATTAAATTAGGAATTGGCATATCCCCACCTGGTACACCAGATTGTCCACCTGAAAAGGATTTACTTAGTTTATCTATACCTTTTTCCGTACTATATATTAATCCTGATGCTAGAGTTCCTGAAGCAATTGATTTGGGGGATAAAAGTTTTTTGAGATAAAAAAGTAATGTGTTTATTATTTTTTGACCTGAACCTAAAATTCCTTTTATAAAAGTTCCACCAGCAGGAAATCTAGTCGCCAACCATTCTGACGCTCGTGTTAACATTCCAGGAGCATCTTTAGCCGCTTTAGCCATGATTTTTAAATTTTCACGTCCTACCGCTTCTATTACTTGTGCTTCTGTCTTAGCACCTGTTAACGCAGTTCTAATTGAACTTACTACACCAGCCGATGTAACTAATCCAATAATGTCTAATCCTAAAAACAGATATCTTGTCCACTCCATTCCTTTTTCTATCGGTGTCTCAAAATCGTTCTCAACTATTTCATAAATGTCTAATGCTACAATTATCGCCCATGGAATCCATTGAACCGTTTTACCAATTCCTGATGCAACTAACATAATATCAAGTATCATTCCGACAGGATGATACATGGCATCCCTTAATCTTCTAGCAAAATATTTTGCACCTGCTCCAAGTAAATTTACAACTTCATTCCACTCACCTCTTGATATATGTCCAAGTAAATCCTTAGCACCTTGATAGGTTGTACCGACAAAATCAGTTACCCCTTTAACAGCTTCCTTTCCCTTTTCAGCCGCCCAGTTACCCCAGCCCTTTAATTTGTTCCATCCCCATTCAGACCAAGATTCCTCATTCATTATCTGCCTGAAAACAGGTTTTAAACATGAATAATTTGTTTTACTTTCAATCAAAAGTTGATTATCTAATCTATCAAGATAGGATTCTTTTATTTGTTGAGGAATATTTGTTGCGGTATTGAATGAATGTCTTAAAAATATTTTGAAATTATCGAAGTTTTCCCAAATATTACCAATTTTGGTTTTATTTTCGATGTCGTAAAGTTCATCCAAGAAAATCACATATTTTTCATCAGGAGACAACCAATCCGTAATGACAGGAGAATCATTCATCTCAAACAATTGAGCATTTTCATTTAGAGTCGTTTTATTATCATACGACATTAAAAATTTTGCTCTATTTATTTTATCATTCATTTTACTTTTATTAATAAATATTTCATTATAGTAAAGTGTTTGCTTTACCTCTAGTTATTTTTACAATATCTCTCCATTTAGTTAAACCAATTTGATTTGCAGGACCTCTTGTTACCCCAGTTTCCCATTTTGTTACCGTGGGATATTCAGGTTTATCGCCACCACCTGAATCGGCTCCTCCGGCAGGTGCTGCGTCTTGTTCATCAAGTTCGCCATCAACATCTTTTTTGGGTGTATATTCCCTCATTAAATCCATAATGGAATCAATATCTAATTTCATTAATAAAATTCTGTTTTAGGTAATTTATCCGGAAATACAACATAATATTCATTTAAAAACGTTATGATTTCATCTTCATCGATTTTATCATCTTCTTCATAGTAATCACCATTTAAATCGTACTCCTCATTAGATTCAGGAATAAAATCAAATCCAAAATCCTTAATTTCATCAAAATATATTTTGTCGTATCTTATTTCATCTTCAGTATCCATATTCATCCTGAACGATACTTCCAGAACATTTGAAAAATAGTTAATATGGAATAATACTAATTCTATAATTTCCATGATATATTTAAATATATTAATTAGTTTTAGGTAAAACTCTGTTTATTATATTTTTAACCGTAGTTGATAAATTACTTATTACGTTATTGATACTATTCAATGAGAAACTACCCAATATTGTTTTCGCTAATGGGGATTTAACAGCATTTGATACCGCAGTTTGTAATCCAATAACCATTCTATCAACATATCCGAATAACGATCTTAACGCACCCTCAACTAATTTAGTCATCACTTTTGTTTTTATGTATTTTTTAATCGCAGGTGCAAATGATTGAGCAGGTCCAGGTAAAACTATAAAAACTCCAGCAACTGCCGCCATGAGATATAACTCATTTTGTTTTTGAGAATCTGTCGCTAAACTAGCCTCGAACAAATATGCTAATGTATTCAAAGCATCTATAACCGCACCAGATCCTGGTATTATAAAGTCAGCAGCAATCGATAAATAGTCTCCGAATGTGTGTAAAAATTCACTAGCATTACCTATTAATTCTGATACCCCTGTCGATATTAAATTTGGTTCTTCTGAATATTTTCCTGAACATCTAGCCCTTAATTTAAGGTCTTTTTGTGTTTGAGTTAAATTATTCCACTCAGGCCAAATCTTTGTATTATTGACAACGTACTTACCATTCTTCCACTCATATTTTTTGAATTCTGAACTATAATATAATTTTTGATACTCTGAAGAATTTGATTTTAAAACCTTTGATTTCCCGCATTCATCAACAAACTGTATATCTTGAGATTGTTGTTCCCCCAATAACATCAATAATTTACTCTTACTTATAGTATATGGTTTATTACTTACCATTTGTAATTAGTAATTTTTAAAGCGTTTAAACATATCCAATGTTTTATTAAGTTGTTCTTGTAGAGGTTCCATTTCTTCTTCATCAATTCCCTCTAAACCAAAAAGATTAATATCACCAAATTCGGATTCATCCTCATCTTCAAATGTGCCATGTTCAAAATCGTCATCACCATCAGCAATTTTATCAGTTAAATCAAATTCATCTTCCTCATTATATTCCATTGATTCATTAATATTCATATTGGAATATAGTTTAACTTCTCCTTTATTATTAAGAACCAAACCACCTTTATCATTAGCATAATCTTGGACATATAATGGTTGTTGATTAATCTGTTGTCCATATGATGTGACAAACCCATCATACACTTGTTTATGTTGATCTAAAATATTTGTTCTGTCTTCAGGTGTTACCTTAAAAAAATATGCACTCATAATTTTGTTGTTTTTATATAAATATCTTTATTTATTTATTAAAATTCTCAAGTTTTCTTCTCATAACTCTAAGTAATTTTTCATTTCCTTTATCTATTAAACTTTTTTCAGTTTCCCACCTATCAACACCTGATATTATCGCCAATTTTCTTCCGTCTTCCCAATTAACATCATATTGATCATCACCAAATACGGATATAGCTCCTGTACGAACCACACCAAGACTCATCGTATCAACAGGGTTTGGATCTTCCATGTATATTAACATTATTATATCACCGATTTTTAATTTTGGACTTTCCATAAGTTTGAATATTTATTAATAATAATTATACGTTATGAAGATAATAATTACAGAATCACAAACTAAAATATTAATAACCGAAAATGTTTTGAGACAAATCGGAATTTTTTTCAAAGACAGTTTGAAAAATATAAAAGAAATTATCAAGTCAGCATCAGAACAGATTGGAATGAATCTCCAATTTATGATGACGTGGGGGGCAGGTATAGCTGGTTTTATAGGACCAATCACCGAATATATAAAAGGACAATTTCCTGACTTAAATGATATTGAACTTAGTTTAATTATTACATCGTTAATTGCAACATATTACACAAATAATAAAAAAGTTCTTAACAATTTATATAATAAAATACAAGAACAGGGTTTAGGTAAATATTTTGAGAAAATACTGAAGAAAAGCGATGAGTTTTATAATGTTTTCAGTGAATTTATCAAAAGTTTGGCGACAACAAGTCATTCTATGGTTAATATGATGAGTTATACATTCATTATACCCATTTTACCAATGTTATATGAATCAATAAAAACAGGAATGTTTGAAAATGTTGATTTAGATGAAATTGTAACCATGATAACTGGTTTTGGTGGATTAACCATCGGTAGTATTCTGATTAAAAATTTATTAATTAAGTTATCAGAAAGGTTTAAGAAATAATTTGTCTTAGTTGTTTTTTTTCTTTAAATTGTTGTAAACAAACCTCAATAATCTTATGCGAAAATTCGATTTTAAAGACATTACATTAGTCCCTGAAACCCTCTCCTCAATTTCATCAAGAAATGAGATTGATATTAAAAATTCAAACAACAAATTACCAATAATTGTTAGTCCAATGGACACGGTTATTGATTATAGTAACTATTCCGTATTCTCAGATATGAAAATGGAAGTGTGTTTACCAAGAAACGAAAGATTAATTCCAAATGAATATGATGGGTTTATATCAATATCTTTGACAGAATTTGAGTCAATGGTTAGGATACACAAACATTTTGAAGTAGAACCCATTGAAACCAAAATATTGGTTGATATTGCCAATGGTCATATGACAAAATTATATGATTTATGCAAATATTTTGTTAATGAAATCAAAACAAATCATAAATTGATGGTTGGGAATATCGCTAATCCCACAACCTATGAAAAGTTTGCTGAATTGGGGGTTGATTATGTCCGAGTTGGTATTGGTGGAGGATCTGGTTGTCTTACATCAGCAAATACCGGAATACATTACCCAATGGCTTCCCTAATTTCAGAATGTTATCAAATCAAAAAGAAAAGAAACTACCATACTAACATTATTGCCGATGGTGGGTTCAGAAATTATGATGATATAATCAAAGCATTGGCACTAGGTGCTGATTATGTAATGTTAGGTGGGGTTTTAAACAAATCCCTTGAATCTTGTTCCCCAGTTTATATTGGAAAACTAATTCCATTGAATAAATCAACGTCAAAATATATGTGGGATAACCTTAAATTTTTGAGGAGATTTATGTTTAAGAAATTCAGGGGTATGAGTACCAAAGAAGTTCAGAAAAAGTGGGGGAAACAGAAATTAACAACATCGGAGGGTATTGTTAAGTATAATAAGGTTGAATATACAATGGAAAAATGGATTGAAAACTTTGAAGACTACTTAAAGTCAGCAATGTCTTATACCAACTCAAGAACTTTGGAAGAATTTAAAGAAACAGAATATGTATTTATAACACAGAATGCTTTGAATAGGTATTATAAATAACATATCAAAAAAAAAATATGGAAAAATCAAGATTATTAAATTTTATCAAAAAAACACATAAGTTTTATTCGAGTAATGCAACACCTAAAGATGTTTATTACGCATTAATAACTAATCCTGAAATGAGGCCGGCATTTAATTCAATGTTAAAAGGTAAGGATATTGCGTTATATAGTTTTTTGGTTCCAAAATTCAAAGAAAATCCAAATATTGAGGACTTATATGATGCGGTAAATAAATTTTTGACTGCGTTTAGATTATCGTATATCGAAGAACATAATCCAACAAAAAAATGTGATCAATGTGATGATGGTTTAATTAATTGTGATGTGTGTCACGGAACTGGGGAAGAAACTTGTCGTGATTGTGGTGGTAAAGGTAATACTGATTGTGATGATTGTGGTGGTGATGGTGAAGATTCCGAAGGTGAATCTTGTGATACCTGTCAAGGTGGTGGAACTTTAGAATGTGACACTTGTCACGGTACTGGTGATGAACATTGTCAATATTGTGATAATGGTTACATCTCTTGTGATGAATGTGGTGGTTCAGGTAATATTGAAACCACCGATACTGTTTTAATCGAAAGACAAAATTATTTAACCTATAATCCTGAAATTATTGATAAAATGAAAAAAATGGAAGAAGGGGATGTTTTTGACGAATCATTATTGGACATCATGTATATTAGTGACTCAGTAATACTTTTAAATTCAGTTGAGGATTATTCCGATTATGATTTTCATGTTGATAGGGAAGACGGTGAATTTGTTTTTGAATTTGAATTACAAAATCCGAAATTGAATATAACACCGTATAGTAATTTAACTATAATATGGAAATCAGAACCTTAAGATTAGAATCACCTTTTATTACTCTATGATAAACCCCTATCGGTATATAATATTTTTCTCCAACTGTCAACCTCTTAGGTAGTTCATCATCCATTTGTAGATACCAATTTTCCCCTTCCAATACCTCAACAAGTCTATTCTCTCTGTCACGATGCCATTTCAGTTCGTCTGAATCAACGTTTGGAGAGAATATTCTTAGTTTTTTATTGTCAATTATTTGTTGTTGATATGGTAGGTTTTCCATTACCAAGATTTTGAACTTTTAAGCCCTAATTTCTTAGCATGTCTCCCCACATTGCAACTCCAATACCCAGCCATAGTTCTATCTTTCTTTTGGGCACAATTATGTCTCGCCCTAAATGATTTTGCCGCTTTAGGATTTCTATTTCTTACTTTAAGATTGGGATCACCAAATGTAACTTTCTTGATTGTCCCTTTTGGTGTTTTAACATATACTGCAAATTTCTTTGGACCTCCAGGTGTTCTGAATGGTGAATTTAATTTAACATTTTTTCCTCTATGTTTAGCTTCAGACAATAATTCCTCAACTTCTTCTTCATACATTGGAGCATCTAACCAAACTTCATCACCATTTTCCAATAATACCTTTTTACCTAAATCGGATTCTACTAACCAAATATCTTCATCATTTAATCGTATTTTACCTTCATTAAATAAATTTCTCACTTCATTAATAAGCTTGAAGTATTTGTCTGAGTATATTCTAAATATGTTTTCATTTAATGGTATTCTATTTTCCAAATGATATTTTAAATCCTCAGAAATCAAACAAGATTCGGTTAACTTCATTGATGGGTTTACTGTTTCTTTGAGAACTTTTTTTATTAATCTATCTATATTTTGTTCCATATCTTTTCTTTTTTTATAAATATTACCTATCATTAATATAAAACCATCTAAAAATAATATGTACTACATTTATGCAATTTTTTATACATTAATAAGAATATTTGTATTCTCAAAAATATTCTATCTATTCATTATGACATCACAATATCCTGAATCCCATGATGTAAGTTTGTTAACATGGTGGATTTATTTTTTGATATTTGACATATGGTTATTACAAATGTTACCAGATAAAAAAACAAATCAAGAAAATAAACCAAATGATAATGATATTCTACAGTAAAATTTATTCCTCTACGACATATTTATAAAGAAAAAAATTTATGAAAAATATTATCGTGAAAGAATCTGAAATACGTAAAACACTTAGAAGGATTGTAAACGAGGACATGAGTCCTGAAATTGATGAGAAAAAAAACAAACCAAGATGTGTTGCAGGAAATGTAATTCCGTTGGATGAAATAGTCGGAACTGCCGATGAATATATTGATTATGCTCCAGGTGTTAATAAGAGAAAACTTGGGGTAAACTCAATGGTTGATACTTTGGGAATTCTTAACAACATAAGATTATTTAAAGATGTTAAAGACGGTGGAGCACATTTGGCTTATAATATGATGCACCATTTGGATAAGTTCAGAAATAAAAACTATTATGATGAGACATCAGGACAGTGTAATAAAGCCATGGATAAAATCATCGAACTTTACAAAGAAAATGAACATGGAACTGAACTTGTTAAAGATATTGAAAGAGTTTTAAATCTTCAAACAAAAGATGATGAATACACTCCATCCCCAAGAACTAAAGAATATCTAAAAAGATGCTTAGCTTTAGTTAAAGGAGAATAATCTAACCTCTTAGGAGGACTTTTAGGACCGTTACTAGTTATGGTAACAAAAAAAGAGGACATCGCTACGTCCTCTTTTTCTTTTTAAGGTATTTATAATAAAAACACAATGAAAACTAAACTATTCTTCGGATGGGAAAACATTAAATGGTTTTTCAAAGAAATTACAAATATGTATTCTACAAAACCATCATTCTTTTCTAAAAAAAGAATTGAGTCAGGTGTTGCATTTGCTGTCGCTCAATGGGGTATGATTTTCTTCCTTTTAGAAAAACATTCATCATTGACTATGACTGATTTAATTATGTGGGCGGGAGTTGAATTCGCAATTTCAGGGTACATTATACACCAAATACAAAAAGAAAAGAAAACTGAGGAACAAAAAGAAGAAACCCCCAACGAATAGTTGAGGGTTTTTTATTTATTTAACTTCTTCAAATTCAACGTCTGAACCTGTAAATCCTTCACTGTTTTCAGTCTGTCCTACATTACTATAGAGTTCCTGAGTAACTTGTTGCATTTTAGTATTAACATTATCAAGAGCTTCATTTATTTTGGTTACATCCCCTGAATTTTTAGCTTCTTTTAGTAGCTCAATACCACTTTTTATTTCATCCTTCTGAGGTTCACCAATTTTTTCATCCAAATCTTTTAATGTCTTTTCAATATTGAATATTACATTATCAGCTTCATTGATTTTCTCAACTTTTTCTTTAACCAACTTATCACTTTCAGCGTTTTCTTCAGCCTCTCTCTTCATTCTATCGATTTCTTCTTGGGATAAACCTGAAGATGATTCAATTCTGATGGTTTGTTGTTTATTTGTACCCTTATCTAGTGCCGATACATTGATAATACCGTTTGCATCAATATCGAATGTCACTTCAATCTGTGGAATACCTCTCATTGATGGCGGAATACCATCCAAATGGAATCTTCCAATGGTTTTATTGTCTTTCGCCATTGGTCTTTCCCCTTGTAATACGTGAATTTCAACAGATGGTTGATTATCTACGGCAGTAGAGAAAATTTGTGACTTTTTGGTTGGAATTGTTGTGTTTGCATCGATTAATTTAGTCATAATACCTCCCATTGTCTCAATACCTAGTGAAAGTGGGGTAACATCCAATAAAAGGACATCTTTTACATCACCAGCTAACACCCCACCTTGAATAGCAGCACCTAAAGCCACAACTTCATCAGGATTTACTCCTTTTGATGGTTCTTTTCCAAAAAATTTCTTAACCGCTTCTTGAATTGCGGGAATTCTTGTTGAACCTCCAACCAAAATAATCTCATCGATATCTTTTGTTGTTAATCCAGCGTTTTTTAGTGCTGATTTACAAGGTTCAATTGTTCTTTCAACCAATTTGTCAATTAATTGTTCAAATTTGGATCTTGTTAGTGTTTTAACTAAGTGTTTTGGTTGATTTTCAATTACCATAAAGTAAGGTAAGTTGATTTCAGTACTTTGAGATGATGAAAGTTCAATTTTAGCCCTTTCAGATGCTTCTCTAAGTCGTTGAATCGCCATAGAATCCTCAACCCATCCATTATTGTCATTTTTGAACTCAGATGTCAACCAATCAACGATTGCATTGTCAAAATCATCACCTCCAAGGTGAGTATCCCCATCTGTTGACAATACTTCAAACACACCTCCACCCAATTCAAGGATAGAAACGTCATGAGTACCACCACCACAGTCAAAAACAACGATTTTGGAGTCTTTATTCTTCTTATCAAGTCCGTAAGCTAATGCGGCTGCGGTTGGTTCATTGATAATACGTTTAACATTTAGTCCTGCAATCTCTCCAGCCTCCTTTGTTGCTTGTCTTTGAGCGTCATTGAAGTATGCGGGTACTGTAATAACCGCATCAGTTACAGTTTGACCCAAGTAATCCTCAGCAGTTTGTTTCATTTTCTGTAAAACCATAGCCGAAAGTTCTTGCGGGGAATACTCCTTACCATCAATCTTAACTTTAGGAGTGTTATTTTTCCCTTTTGTGACATTATATGGTACTCTCTTAACCTCAGACTTAATTTCGTCATAATTTGAGCCCATAAATCGTTTAATTGAATAGATTGTCTTCTCAGGATTTGTTACTGATTGTCTTTTTGCAGGATCCCCCACCTTTCTTTCACCACCATCTATAAATCCAATAATAGATGGGGTAGTTCTTTTACCTTCTGAATTGGTGATAATCACTGGTTCACCATTTTCCATAATTGCTACACACGAATTTGTAGTCCCTAGGTCTATACCCAAAATTTTACTCATAATTTAAATGTTTTTTGTTTAATTATATGTTTTATTTCTTATGGTGTCAATCCATAATTCATAAAACAATTGATAAAAATTAAACCAATTAAAATTTAACTGACAATTTGTCAGTTTTATTAAATTTTTAGTTAAATTATGTCTTTTTTAAAATTTATTTGTATTTATTCCTAAAAGTAAAAATAATGGACATCAACTTATACAACATATTAAAAAGATAAATCTAATCCTCCTTGTCATTAGGGGGATTTTTTTTTATAATTAACCAATAAACATTAAAATTAAAAAATGAAAAACACAAAAATCTACAACGAGTTAGTTCAGAAAATGAGAAACTTCTTCCAATCAAAAGGATTCTTGGAAGTACCAACACAATCAAGATTGTCAATCCTTGCAGCGTGTGAAAACCCACACTCAATCACTAAATTTGAATATTCAGGACAGATTTGGCCTTTACCTCAAACAGGTCAAATGTGGTTGGAGTATGAACTACTTAAAAACCCTGAATATCCTGGTGTGTATTGTATCTCAACATCTTATAGACAAGAGAAAACACCAATCCCTGGTCGTCATGATTTAATCTTCCCGATGTTTGAAGTGGAAACTAAAGGTACAAAAGAAGATATGGTTAAACTTCAAGCAGAAATGTTAGAATATCTTGGTTTTGATGTTCCGACTGTTGCCGACTACAATGAACTTTGTGAAAAATACGGAACAGAAATCCTTGAAGCTGAACACGAAACAAAAATGTGGAATGAAATCGGTGATTCAATCTCACTTCAGAACTTCCCACTAAGAACAAACCCATTCTGGAATATGCAAAAGGGTGAAGGTGACAAATTCCAAAAGGTTGATGTTATCTTATTCGGACAAGAGACAATTGGTTCAGCTGAACGTTCTTGTGACAAAGAAGGAATGAAGGAAATGTTCTACACAATTGAAGGAGGAAACTATTCAGCTAAACTTTTTGAATTATTTGGTAAGGAAAGAGTAGAAAAAGAATTGGAAGAATTCTTATCTTTGGACTTCTTCCCAAGATTTGGTTGGGGTTGTGGTATGACCAGATTGGCAAGAGCGTATGAATTGAATCTTCAAAAAAAACTTAGTACAGAAGTAGCTTAATTATGGCAAAGAAACAAAATGTGGAAACACCAAAAACAGAAAGTACCAAATATGAATATGTCCTTGATTGTGGAGATATAATCCAAATATGGAGATATGACAAAAAATATGGTAAAAATGCTTATGAGGTTGAAAACATTTACAAAGGAGAGCCAAAATTCAGTAAATTAAAAAAGGGGTCGAATTAGACCCCTTTTTTAATTATTATAATATTTATAATCATAAAATAAATTTATAAATTATAGTAAATGTCAACTGAAATTATTGTCGCTTTTATAACTGGTGTTATGGGGGTTGTTGGTCCACTAAGTATTTTATACGCAAAAAACAAACTTAGTAAGAGTAAAAAACCAGATATGGTGAAAGAAACTTTAAAAATTAGTCAACTAGTGACATCAAAAATTGAAGACCTTAGAGATGAACTACATTGTGATCGTGTATGGATATCACAATTCCACAATGGAGGTAATTTCTATCCTACAGGAAAATCAATGGCTAAATTTAGTATTATTTATGAAGTTGTGGGGACTAATACCCATTCAAAACAAACTAACTTCCAAAATATTCCTGTTAATTTATTTAGTAAATCAATTAATCATTTGTTGGAAAAAGACATTATTGAAATATCCGATTTTAAAGATGAAACTATTGCAACTCACGGACTAAAATATCTGGCCGAAGAAACTGGATGTAAGTCACAATATAGTTTTGCAATTAAAACAATTGATAACAAATTTATCGGTGTTTTAGGTGTTGATTACACAAAAAGAAAAACAAAATTAGACTCAGAAACAATAAATCACCTGTTAGTTTATGCAGGAACACTAGGCGGGGTTTTAATGAATCATCTAAAACAATAATATTTAAATATTATTCTTTATCTCCCTTTCCTGAGTATTTAACCCCCATTATTGTCCCAATTATACTAAAAGCATTTGTTAATAATATACCCAACATATTAGACCATGTTGAACCTATCATTTGAGTGTCTTTATTAACAACTAAAGCTAAAATATACATAAATGTTGTAATTACACCAATAGATATTATTACACCCAAAGCAATTTTTACAATACTACCAATTAATTCTGTTTGGGTTTTCTTTTGTAATACATCCAAATCATTAATCGCTGACATTTTAGCACTTTCAGCCTCAATTCTAGCCATTTCTGACTTAGCCATCTCTTGTTGGAGTTCGATACTAATTCTTTCGTTATCTTGTTTCCATGCTATCAGTTCTCTATTTTGAACTTCAAAGGTAATTTTAGAATCTTCAACCTCTTTCAAGGTTTCTTGGAGTTCCTCCATTATCCTTTGATTTTCACCATTAACCTCAATCAATTCTTTGTTCTTTTCCTGAACTTGTTTTGTTATTTCTAACCTTTTTTTTCTTGTTTCTTTATCCTTTTCCTTACAATTCTCCACATATTTGGTAAAATCAGGATCATCTGAAGAATCGATTATCTTCAAAATATTTCCTTCTAACCCAATATTTTTCTTTTCGAGTAATTCTATTAACTCTTGTTTTGTATCCTTATTAAATTTCATTATTTATATACCTTAAATGGCGCGGTTCTTTTTTTATAGCCTTCATAATCTTTTTTGAATTCTTCTAGCCTAGGTTCAATATCATCAGATTTTATAATCCAAAATTGAGCTCCAGCTTGAACTGCCTTTGCTTGTTCTTCAGGTTCATTAGACGATGATATAATCCCTATAACCACATTATTACCATACTCAAAGTTAATTTTTCTAATCAATTCTATACCATCAAAGGAAGAACCAATTATGTTTAAATCAACGAATACGCACTCAGGTCTATCTGAAAAATCACCTTGTAACCATTTTTGAAATAGTTTTGCCGCTTCATCAGAACTATTTAAAGATTTTAGTGAAAGACTAATATCTAATAAAGAACAAGCGTCTTCAAATACTAAATGGAACAAGTCCTCATCATCTACCAACATTAACGTTTCAATCATTTTTTTCTAATTTTTATTTTATGTTTATTTTCATTTTAGTACCAATTTCATTTTTTTCACAAGTAATCTCAAATCCGTGTTCTTCTAAAATTGCAACACAAATATTCAAACCCAATCCAGAACCACTCTCTTTTTGTCCTTCTTTCCTTGTGTATGGTTTTGATAAGTGGTCAAAATCTTGTTGAGTGATTCCTCTACCATTATCTTGTATTATTAAAATATCACCCTCCATAAATATCTTAACAAATTTTGTGTCAGAATCGTTATATTTCAAACCATTTCTTATCAGGTTATCAATGGAGGTACAAAACAATGACTCGTTCACATCTTTAGTTATTAGTTCATCGATATGAACCTGACTTTTGTATGAAGTTGTTGCTAAGTAACTTTCTAAAATACTTTTTAAATTACATTCTGTTTTATTTAATACAACATCTTTTTTAACTAAGTTTGTAAATTCATAAACACCTCTATAAACTTTTTGTGCATGAGCTAATCCATCTTTAATCATTTTAAATGGTGCAGATATTTTTAAATCCTCTATTTGTTCAAGTGTTAATCTTCGTTCTAAAGAGCTAACACCTCTAGGTATGTATGTATTAATACCTGAGTGCATATCGTGTCTTAAAATCTTAGCAGCGTGTTCTAAATAGGTGTTCTTTTTCTCAATCTCAATAGATTGTGTGATTCTATCAGTTATATCTGTTGCAATTTTCATTACCCTTTGTACTTTACCATCAACTCCAAATACTGGATTATATGAGGCTTGAATCCAAACTTGTTTTTTATCTTTAGTAAACCTTAAAAACTCATCAGTAACATAAACACCACTTCTCAACAATTTCCAAAATTCTTTATATTCAGGTGATTTTGAATATTCCTTCGAAACAAAAATTCTATGATGTTTACCTTTCAATTCTTTTTCTGTATATCCCATTTTTTCACAGAATAAATTATTAGCAAACATAATTTTACCATCCAAGTCAAACTCAATAACCATATTGGATGTGTTAATTGCCGTCATTCTATTTCGAATCTCAATTTCTTTTTTCTTTACATCAGTAACATCATATCTAATTGACATATAACCCAAAAACTTACCATTTTCATCGAAATCCCCCTTTATATAAGAATCAACCCAATATAATTCCCCAGTTTTTGATTTATTGGTTACAACCTCATTCCAAATCTTTTTCTCAACTACCACTTCTCGGTACATATTAACCCAAAACTCCTTTGGATGTCTACCTGAATTAACAATACTATGATCCTTTCCTCTTACTTCATCTAAACACCACCCAGACACCTCCTCAAACTTTTTATTCACATATGTTATTTTACCTTTATTGTCAGCTTTAGAGACTAAAACAGACGTATCGACAAACTTTTCAAACTCATATAAGTTATCCTTCAAAATATTACTTTCTTTAACTGAATAAGCAAAAGAATATAGTGATGATAACATTTGAGCAAAGTTAACTTCTAATTCAATCCATTCCCTTGGGGTTTCACTCTCAATACAAACAACACCAATTATATCACCTTTATACATAATTGGTACATCCAACATTGATTTAATACCAAGTGGTTTTAAGTATCCTTCCGAAAAACAAGATGTTGCGGTATGAGTTTCCGCATTGTTAGCAATAATAATCGGATCAATTTCTAAATGTTCAAAATAAGAACTGAAATCCTTTTTAAACATTTCCACACCACTATACCATTCATCTTCTTTTTTAATATAAAGTTGTTGACAAATAATTGAGGTTTTATCTGAATTATATAACCAAATTGAACATCTATCAGTATTGATTGATTCTGTAACTTCTTTTGTTAAAGTTTTTGCCCCATCCTTTACATTTCCTTGATAAAATAATGAATTGTGTGATTGTGAAATAAGAACTTTGTTAAGTTTTTTGGAGTATTTTGTTAATTTTATATTATGTTTTAATTTGTGATAATATTCTTTCACTAAAATTGAAAAAAATGGTAAAAAAATAATAAAACAAGATAACTCAATTATTTTGATTAATTGTGGTGCGTCATTTATAAAAAATAATGAGATCATCTTCATTATAAAGAAAATTGACATAATTAAAACTGAAAAGTAAATAGAAATTTTAACCTTGATTGACATACTTGATAACTTTTTTTCTATATAAATACTAACTTAAATTAGTTAATTGGTATTTATAAAAAAAACTATAAAACTATGTTAAAAATCGGTTCACAAGGAGAATTAGTTAAACAACTCCAAACAAAATTAGGCATTACTGCCGATGGTGCATTCGGTCCTGGTACTGACAAAGCACTTAAAGAATGGCAAACTAAAAATGGTTTAGTTGCCGATGGTATTGCAGGTCCTGCGACACTCGAAAAAATGGGAGTATCTCTTCCAAAAGTCGAAAAAGAGACATTAAAATTAGAAAAACTAAAAGGTCAAATACCTGATGTGGTAATTTCTGAAATCGCAATGATTGCTGATAAATTTGGAATTATCACCAATTTGAGATTATGTCACTTTTTGGCACAATGTTCAACTGAATCAGGTAATTTCAAAGCTGTTTCTGAAAACCTTAATTATTCTAAAGATGGATTGTTAAGAATTTTTCCTAAGTATTTTCCGGGTACACTAGCCGAGTCATACGCTCACCAACCTGAGAAGATAGCTTCTCGTGTTTATGGTAGTAGATTGGGTAATGGCGATGAAACAACCAAAGAAGGATGGAAATTCCGTGGTCGCGGTTATATCCAATTAACAGGAAAACAAAACTATCAAGTTTTCTCTGGTTTTATTGGCGAAGATTGTGTCGCAAACCCTGATTTGGTTGCTACAAAATATCCTCTAGGTTCTGCGGCGTTCTTCTTTAACAACACAAGCCTTTGGAATGTATGTGATGAAGGTGCGTCTGAAGAAGTTGTAACAAAAGTAAGTAAAAGAGTAAATGGTGGTTATAATGGTTTAGATCACAGAAAACACGAATTTAAAAGATTTGAAAAACTATTGTTAGTTTAAAAATAAAACCCCTCCGATAAAGAGGGGTTTTTTATTATAAGAATACAAGTTCATTGGTTTCTTGATTCCAATCCACAATTAATGGTTTATTCGCATAAGCATATTGTTCATTAAGAACACTAGCATTAATATAATGAGTATCACCATCAAAAGTATAACCATAACCAGTATGAATGTGACCACAAACGTGAATCTTTGGTTTGATTTCTTTGATTCTGTCAGCCAATAGTTCACAACCTAGATGTTCAGTTCTACCAATAACTTGATCAACATAACCATAAGCAGGTCCGTGAGTGATAAGGATGTCAGTATCAGTCGGAATATTATTCCATCTACGTTTTAGTTCCTCGCCTTTTCTTGGTAAGTTAAATGCCCAATCATAAAATTCTGGTTGCCAAGGACTGCCATATACTTTCACAGGTTTTTCATCACCAATTTGTACTTCTACTGAACTATCTCTTAGGTATTCAAAGTTCTTATAGGTATTTAATATTTCTTCGGTAGATTTGGGAATTAGAACACTCCCATGAACAAAGAATGGTTCTCTATCTATGAAACCCCAATCATGATTACCAGCAATGAATACTTTGAAATCATAATCCAACCCATCAAACCATTGACAGAAGTTTTGTATTTCTTGTTTGTAACCCATTGAAGACATATCACCGGCATGAATCAATAGGTTACCTCCTGGTAAGTCCTTTTCAACTTGTTTATGTTTACTATGAGTATCGGATATAAATGTTATTTTCATTAATTAACTATGTTTTTACTAATTTTTTATAAGATAGATATATTTATTGTAAAATAAAACAGATAAAATCAAAAATTTAACAAATATGAAAAGAATTATAAGGTTAACTGAGAGTGACTTAGTTAAATTAGTGAAAAGAGTTATCAGTGAACAAACAACTGATTCCTTTCCATCCAACCCAAATACAGATGTAATTAAAATACCTGCAACTGCAACAAATTATAAAAATCTTTTTAAAGGACCAAGAATGACTCTTCTTGAGGCACAAAATTTATATAACAACTTAATTCAAAATAAACATGTTGGTTATCTAAAAGCAATTTATCTCGATGACACTAGTGTGGTTCGACAAGGTCAAGAACGTCCTGGTACACAGGGTGTCTCAGCATCCACTGAACAAAAAAGACCCGTTTTTCAAGTAATGAAAGAATTCAAAATTAATGGTCTGCCAGTTATTAAAAATGGTTTTTTGAATACTTGTGATCAAAGAATTGAGGATTGTGGAAATTCAAAATTGAGGAACGCTATGGTGGAATTACCTGATGGTTCTAAATTAGATATTTCTTTATAATAAAAAAAACCTCTTTTTATAAGAGGTTTTTTTTATTATTATTTTCTATTGTAATAACAATATTGAATATATGAATTATCCATCATTTCTATGTTAACACCAGAAAGATTTAATTTGTTTTCTTTTATTTTATAGAACAATGTAACAACGTCACTATTTTTTGTTAGATAGTATTTTTCCACTGAGTTTTTATTACCCAATTCGCCGACAAACTCTAGAAATAAAAAATTAGGTTTAAGTGATTTTTCATTTTCGATGATTAATAAATTTTCTAATTCATCAAAGACGATAATATTTTTAGAGTTATCAACTTGGTATATCTCATATTGTACATTTTTATTCATAAAATATGATGTTAAGGTATCCTTTCGATTTTCAACCAAGTCAATTTTATTTTCATACATTGATGGGTCATAGAATAAAATTGAATCAAGTAATAGTGAATCTATTACCTCTTGACTTTGTGAGTGAAGATTTATCGCAAATAAAACGAACATTAAAATTGATAGATTTCTCATAATATTGTGTTTTTAAGTTGTGATGAATTCTTATTACAATTACAAAAATATAGACTTTTTAATTAAATCAAAAAAATACTATCACTTTTTTTAAAAAAATTTTAATCCCACCAACCTCTTAAACCAGATCCGTCAAATTGTTCATCAAAATCTTTTTCCTTATCAAAGGTTGTATAATCTTGTCCTTTCATTATCGTCCAAAGTTCAACCCATTCTTGTTCTTCCAATTCAGTTACCCTTTTGAAAAATTTTCTGTTGAACTCTTTTTGTTCTTCATTATTATAATCAACCAATTCATGTAACTCTGAGTTCCCTTCAAACGGAATAAATTTTATATTTTCTGTATCATATTTGCGACCCAATTCAATCTCAACAATATCATGGTATCTATAATCACGGATATTTTTAAGGATTTCAACAACCCTACTCATTTTTTCAACTTTCTTGAGTCTACTATGTTCAACTTCATTCCCTTTGGTTTCAAGATTTTTGGATATATCTTCAACACCAATCTCAATAAAGAATAAAGTACCATAAGAATCCCACCAATGATGACTCCATAAGGCTTTTCTGAACTTCCAAATGTTTTTTAAAAAGTTGGGTAAGTCTCTAAATAGGTATGAACATAATCTACCATACCAAGTATAATTGTAACTCATATATTTGTATTAGAATAAGAAAAATTGTGACATTTTTGAGAAAAATGACTTATTCTTTCTTGTTACTTTTGAAAGTTGTCCCTTCTTTTCTTTTTCAAAGTTGTTTGAAAGGAGGATTACATTCTTTTCACTTATGTCATTTTTCCACTTTTTCATATACAACTCAAAAAGTCTCTCAGAAGTTTCAATCTGAGCCGTATTTTCGCAAGAATCAAGAACTTTCATAAGCCAAGTGTACTGATCCAAAGAATCTCTTTTCATAGTTGGTATAAGATTTATGTTGTGAACTAATGATTGTGACACAAAAATAGGATTTAAATTTTAAT